TGAATATTAGAATCATTTAGACCGTCAAGCAAAACTGTTCCTACAATAGATTTTGGTCTAAAACCCACCGTCACGACTTCTGTATAATCAGCACCAATAATAAATGCAGTAGATGTTGCATAGTTGGCACTTTTCATTGATGGAAACCCTTGTGCTGTTCCACGAATTAAAATATTTCCTGCGACTTCCAAGTTATTATCTGTCGTTGTTGCTACTCCTATACCCAATCCACCCGCAACATAAACATCTGCTCCTATACTTACTCCGTTTGATTTAAGTGTTGGTGTAGTTGTCGCTATTCCTACTACTCCTGTTGTAGATGTAATTGTAGTTGTGGCTGATGAAATGGTTGTTGTTGCTCCGTTAAAAGTGTGTAGTCCTGTCCAAGTATAGTTATCCGCTTGATTTACTGTAGAAGATTGCCAAGTTGGTGATGCACTTACTCCATTTGAAGTAAGAAATTGTCCTGATGTTCCAAAGCCACTGACAACTTTTATTCCACTTATTCCATTTCCTAACAGCACCTGATTAGCTGAAAGTGTTGTTGATGCAGTTCCTCCAAAAGGAACGGTTAAGATAGAAGCATTCCAAGTTCCAGTCGTAATCGTTCCAAGACCTACTAATTGCGAAGCGGAAGTCGTAGCATACCAGTCAGATAATTCAAATTTACCTGTATTCAAAGCCGAAAAGTTATTGTTTATAACCGCTCGTGAAGAAGACATCGTATCACTGCCTTGAATGGTTGTAATGGAGGTTCCAAATCGCGCTTGACCTTCTAACCAATCTAACCAATTCAAAGGCACATATTTATAAAAACCCACCACTGATGTCAAAGTTATTAAAACTGAAATTATTATATTAAACATTATGTTTTATCTATGTGGGTAATTGTTAAACTATTTTTATTATCTTTTTTTAACACAAGTCCTGGAACATCCCAAGTGCCTGTAGCTTCGTCCCAAGTATAGGTTGATTCGTCCCAAGTATCATCACTTTTCTTGTCTTGATTTGTAATCGTTAGGGATATTTTTGTTGTGTTTGTTAAACTTAAACTCATAGATATAAAATACGCTTTGGCGTCATTATGTTTCTTTTGTCTTTTTCTCTTTTAGAATAATACTTAATCATATCTTTTGTCATTTCGTCTATCTTTTTTTCAAACAATGGAACTCTGTTTGGTTTATATGAAATCGCATAAGGCAAAGCTGACATATAAGCCAGTAGTTGATGAAAAGGTGAAGCAATTCCGGGAACTTTTGTCCCTGTCGTTACTTCTGCGGATGTAAATATAGACGCTGTTCTCTTAAATCTTACTTTTATTCCTTTTGTTAGTGTTGTGTTTGCAGAAGTCGGGCTATGTGAAAGACGAATTGTATCTCCTACTTTATCGTAGTAATAAGGAAATCCTGTTGGGGCTGAATAAGTTAAACCATCAAATATGATATTAAAGTATTCCTCAAAAGACATTCCAACCTCGTCTGCGTCAAATGGGGTTATTCTTTGATAAATACCTCCTGTCGTTAAAATCATTATCTCTAAAATATCTAAATATTCAGAAGCAAAGGAATAACTTATTTGACCACTAACAAGATTTCCTGTGCCTTCTGGCAGGTCTGTGTAGTTTGTATCGTCAAATTGCCAAGTGCCGTCTGCATTTATGATTTTACCGACACAAGTTTCCAACGAACTATTTACTCGTCTTAAAAGTGTTGCCGCTGGATATGAAGTTGTATCTGCGTCACACAAATCGCGAATTTCTTGATTTAGTTCTAATATTGTCATTTTATATTATTAAATGTATAAATCTTTTCAATATGATTTAAAAAGTCTTCTCTGGTCATTGTCTTTTTCATAAAATTACAGAGTTTGCAACAAGATACTGAATTATTTAAGGAATATCCTTTTAAGTTATTTACTCGGTCTACTCCAACTTTCCCAGTATCACCGCAATAAAAGCAAGGATTAGAGATTATTTTTTTAAAATCTTCTATTGTAATTATTTCATCTGTCCATTTTTTTGCTCTATAAGATAATTGACGATATTTACCCACATTGGTTTGTTCAAACTTCTTACCATAGTCTTTTACCCTTTGTGGATGTCTTTTAACATACGCTTGAACCCGTTTTACACTATCTTCTTTATGTCCCTGAGCATATTGCTTAATTTGTAAAGAACGTTTTTCCTTATTTTCTTGATACCAATTTTTATTGTATTCTTTGTGGTATTCCTTTTGCCATTCTTTATGTTTTGCAATCCATTCTCTATGCTTTTGTTGAATCTTGTCTTTATTTTTTTGTTGATAATCTCTATTATATTTTTTCCTTTTTTCTATATCTTTGTATGTCATACTTTTTGAGCGGGGTATGAGTTTAACTAAATTTCATACCCCACCCATTAAGTATATCACAAGTGATAGTCTTAATCAACTAACATTCACATCAAATATAAGACCTGCATGAGCCGTAGGCGTCAGATGTCCAATATCAACTCTTGAATAGTATGCCGTTCCAGAGAAGAATGTGTTTGAATCTGCTGCTGGGAATGGAATTGTGTAAGCCTTTCCGTAGATTGCTCTCAAAATTCCTAATCTTTCTATTTTCTTCACACCTGCAAAAACGTGTGTTGGTGTGTGCGAGTTAGACCAATAGTGGTCGCAACCCAAATAGTGAAGTCCCTCAACTGTTCCTTCTTTCAAGAACTTATCTGCTGTTACGAATCCATTTGCCTGAACGAAGGCTTCAAGAATCTCAAAGTCTGCCGCTCTCCAAATAAATCCAACACCATTTTGATTCATTAAGAATTGTCCATTTGCCTCTCTTATCTCTCTCTTAACACCTCTGATTATGTCATCAATGTTAGAAGCTGAAACTGTGATTGCATCTGTTGCTAATCCACCTCCACCAATTGAAAGTGTTCCGAAGTCTGTCCAACTTCCAAATCTTGCAAGAACCGCACCTTCAATGTATTCATTGAGTAAAGCGCCAATTCTGTCAAATATTTCTGCTGGTTTAGACCAAGGTGATTGAGCTGCATCAGCCAAATCAAGATAACATCCCAAATCTCTACCCGTTGAGATTGTCAGTGTTTCTGCTGTTTCAGCAAATGTCTGCATTGCGTGTCCAGTTCCTCTCGTTACTGTTTGAACAGATGGAGTTGTTGACCAATAACTTGAAGAAATAACTCGTGTATCAGTGTAAGTGATATCACACATTTCTTTCCAAGTTTGTGGCATATCTAATCTGTCTTGTAACACATCTTCAAACATTGTCTCATATGTAATTGTATTTGCTACCGCCATTTTAGTAATTTATTAAACTGATAATTACCAAACGACATTTGAAGTTTAATCGTTATAAAACTTCTTGCCAGATTTTGTTGAAGCCATAAATGCTCTCGCTATTGTGGCTCTAACTTTTCTATCAGGGACTTGTTCAATGGTGGGTGGATTGCCTTTTGCTAACCAGTATTCTGGTGAGTTTTTGGCTTCTGAACTTCCAGCACCTCCTTTTACTCCCGAAGTAGCAAGTTCATTTGCTTTCTTCGTTCTTAGTCCTTCAAGTTTATTCTTGAAATAATCATCATCAACGAGTTTATCCCAATCTAAACCTGTTTTTTTCTGAATATCTTTTGCAAGCTCTATCTCATCTTCTTCCGTCACACCGGCTACACGGAGAAAAGTCTTTTCAACTAATCCAAATTCGTCTGGCTTTTCCTCCTTTTTAGGCTTTGCAGGAGCTTTCTCTATTTTGACCCAAGAGCCATCCTCCTGTTTTTCAAAACCTTCCGCCTTTTTAGCTCTTTCAAATAATTGTTTATTCGTCTCAGAAAGTTTGCCTTTTTCGGTTCTTTCTTTTAATAACAAATCTTTTAGAGCAGATGGTTCAAGTGTATCTAATTCACCATCTTGTTCGCTATTTAAAGAGTCAGCGTTCTCAAATTCATTTTCGTTCATATTTTTAAGAGGTTAGTTTCCTCAATTATGCTTGTTAAGAGACAAGCTCTCTAATAATTCACACCCAATCTAATATCTAATCGCCAACTTGCCAAGGTGCAACCAACACCATAACATCAGTATTTGCTTTCTTTATAAATTTAAGTGTTGCTCCTTCAAGTCCATTTACTATAACTGACCCCCCTCTCAATTTTTGTAAATCAATTCCTGTTCCAGCTGCAAATGTAATTGTTGCTGCCGCTGTGGTCGTTGAAGAATAAAGGTCAATACTATATGACTCTCCTACTTTTAGAGATGAGAATGGTGCAGATGAACTCGCCATTGTTGTCAATGTTGTGTTCAAATTAGCCAGCCAAGTCATATACTGATATCTTCTATCGTTTGGCAATTCTGTTGTTGTGAGTGTGTAAGTTGCCGCTGTTGATGAAGTTGCATAATTCTGACCACCTCCTACCGAAAATCCTCCAATGAAATATAGGGGGTCATAAAAATCAGGACCAGGAAATGCTCCTAAATCTTTAATATTCTCAACAATGACACTTCTTTCGCCAGTAAAAAGTCCAAAAACACTTACTACTGACAATACAAGTGCAATTACCACTGCTATCGTTAAAATTGTATTTTTCATACTATTTTTTCTTTTTTATTGTCTTTTTAATTCCGACCTTTTTTACTGGTGAAGTAATATCTTTACTCAATGCTTCTTGAAGTTCAATTTTGTCCTTCAAAGATGATTTTCTTTTGTCATATAACATATTATTTCTATTAAGTTAATAATTCTAATAACCCTTACCTTTTGTCATCATTTCAACATATAATGTAGTTGATGATGCATTGATTTCTACCGCTAAACATTTGCTGTTCATATTTGTTAGTGTTATTTGCCTTCTTGCTGGGACATTTGAAGCAAGAGCAAATGTAGTCGTTGCTGTTGGTAATGAAGTCAATCCTGTTGCATTTATTATGTGACTTCCAATGTCATACCAAGTAATCTCACTTTTTATCGGAAGATTATAAATTGTTGTAGTTGTTGCTGTATTACAATCCCAATCATTTGAACCGTATAACGAGAATATAGCATTTGCTCCAGATGATGAAGCTGTTGCCATATTAAATAGCAAACTTACTGTATCTGTATTTGCCCCAATACTTACTGGATAAGTCGTTGTAGCATAAGTGTAGAAATTGACAGGTGTTGTGGTTGTTCCTGTGCGTGTGCCAACTATAGCAACCGGTTCTCCTGATGTATTTGCTACAGGGTTTGCCGCTCTTAAAAGTCCAATGTCAATGGCATTGAATAATAAAAGTCCAGCCACCACCAAAAACATCATTGGTATTACATAGTTTTTAAATTTGTTCATATTTTTTGAGTTAAAACTTTATAAGTTAAAAGCCACTCTTAGAGTAGCTCTTTGGGACTTCTAATCGGTGTGGATTAGATGTCCCAGAGAACTACTCTGCTGTTTCCACACCGAAACCAAGTTGCTTATTGTTAATTACGACCTAAAATTCTTTATAAACCTACATTGCCTACTCTTTTTTCTTTTACTTCTTCTATTGCGACCTTTTTTAATTCTTCAAACGCTTCGTTAAGCAGATTTACTGCTATCATTGAAGCGGCTAAATAATTTACATCATCACTCTTCTTTTTAAGAAATGCTCTTAATAAAGCGCCCCTAACCGCTTCTGACATATCGGTATTGTTTATAAATCTTTTTATGTTTTCTTTATCTTTATCCGACATTTTATACATTTTGTTGTAATAATTGTTGTTGAGATGGTTGTGAAATGTTTTGTAAATTCAAGGGTGTATTTGCAAATTCACTAAAATCAACTTCCGACAAACCACTAAATTCTAAAATACTATTAAACGATTTTGCGAGTGCTGGAATTTGTAATGCTTGTTGAAATTTAATTGGGTCAGCAAAAGCAAATTGAAAAATACTAAGAATTTTATCTGATAAATCAGCAAGATTTTTTTGCTTTTTCGCAACCGAAATTCCCATTTTTACCTCCACGCCTCTAAACTCATCTTTTAATATCTTAATCAAATGCTTACTACCTTTCTTTTGAAATTCTAATAAATAAGAACTCTTTAATGTCTCAAAATCTGTTGGAGTTTTTCCATCAAGTATATCGTCTATAATCTGTCTATTGGCGTAATTAGTTGAAAGTGCATCAGACACCCATTTGATTTCATCAGTTGTAAGTGTAGCCAAGAACTCTTTACCTTTCAAAATCTTTTTAACTATATCAGGTATTATCCAATCTCTGTAAATCTCTTCAAGAAACTTTGCTCTTTGACCTCTTCGTCTATCGTGTAATCCTCTGCCTTGTTGGATTGTTCTCTCTTGACCTCTGAATGTCGTCCCCGAGACCGCTTCTTTACCTAACATAGGGTCATAGGCGGAACCTAATGACTGCGCGTGTTCGTATAAATCATTAATCTCTCTTTCAAATAATTGAATATTTGCCGAAGCTACTGTTGGAACTTGAAATATTCTTTTACCATCTTGAATTGTTGTAATTTCAAGATTTTCCATATCTTGAATTTTGTTTGCTTGAGTATAATTTCCATCATCGGTATATAAAGGAACTTTTGAACCTGCCTCAAGCATATTCATCTTGTGTATTTCCAAGAAGTTAGTCCAAACTAATGGTTGAAGCAAACTCTCTCCTTCTCCCATTCCTAATGCACGGGAATATACTTTTTTGCTTGTATGAAACTTTAATGAACTTTCTGTTTCTTTTTTTCTATAAAGTGTAACGCCTTCTTGTTCTTGCTTCTTGTTTGTATAAAATCCTACAATCTGAATTTGATTGCAGTAATCTTCCATATTATCATTGTCTTTCAAATATGCTTCCGGCAATGAACCTTTTACAATATAAACTTCTATGTTCTTTCCCGTTGTTTTGTTCTTTCTATTTCCTCCTGCGTCTTTTTCTGGTTGAGCAAGAATAATTAAATCTTCAATGCTAATTGTTGCTCCATTTTCTTTACTTCCCCAACCTTTTGAAGCCATAGACCTTAACTTGTCTGGTGCGAAAGAAAACTTAAATCCCACAGGTCCGCCAAGCATATCTGTTTGGTCGCAAAACGCTATGGAAGGCAAGAATATAACTTCTGGTTTATCTTTGCCTTTTTGAACTAAAACTCCTCCATAATCAATATCGTCTTCCGTAATCTCATCAAATAATGTATCAAGGTTATTCTCTTTAACATAAACTTCATCGTGGTATTTCTTAATAAGAAACGATAAAACTCTACCCATTTTACTTTCTATATAAAAAATTACATCCTTAACCTCAATATCTTCTGCCCAATAACAGAGATTTAGAATAGGTTGCATTATATTCTTAAATACGCGAGTGAAATCATTTGCGCCAGTAAAGAATCTCCCATTTTTGAGATGGAATATCATCTGAATATGATTTTTCATATTCCAATCCCAGTTACTTCCGATAGTTATATCCTGTGTTTCAAATTCAGATTCTTTTTCTTTTATAAAACTGTAAATATCCTGATTCATTCTATTACACCGAATAAGTTTTTAACATTTCTAATGACATTTTGTTTTTGTAATCTACTAACTTTACCAAATAAATCTCTAACTATGTTTGGTTGTAGTATTTTCTCTATAACTTTGTCTTTGTTTTTTATTACTAAAATTCCTATACCTCTTGGAACTTCTGGTTTGAGGTCTAAAATGGCTTCTGTTATGGTTTTTCCCTTACCACAACACACCTTACCCATTGTTTTTAATGAAGATTCTATCATAGATTTAATAATTCTTGAGCGCTTATAAAACCTCTAATCTTTTGTTTTGAATCGTAGTTTTTTAATAAACTTGTTCCATCCTTTTTAGGACGATTTAACATTTGTGCGTCTATTTTCTTTGCTACTTCATTTTTAACTACTAAACATTCAGGACAATAAAAATCATCATCTTCTTCTGAATCATATTTTGTTTTACATTTTATACAAGAAACTTGATACATAAATATTTTTTTCTATTATACTATACTTTAACTCTTAAATCAAGTTTGTGAATAACTATTTCAACCAATCGCCAAAAATCTCTTGCCAATTTGATATCAATTTATAATCTTGCGTTATTTCTTCATCTTTTTTTATATCCCTTAATGCTAAATCTTTAACTGCATCATAGTTTGGATTGTCGGAATGATTTAAAAAAGCGGACATTCTTGAATCAGGATAAAAGAAGTGCGAGCCCGTTGAAATTAAAGGAAACCTCTCTATGATTAAACTGGCTACTTCCGGGCGTAATTTATGTTTTTTTGTCCATTCTATGTTTTTAAAGTATTCATAGGGTAAATCAAGGGCGTTATAGATTATATCTGTATATAAATTTTCTCCTTGCTTAACATCCTGTAAAGCAAGAAGTCCAACTCCGTGAATGTCTGATTTGCCTACATAAGTTCTTGTAGTCTTATTTAACATATCAATACTTTCGTGATATTTAATCAACTTCTTCTTTTCTTCTTCGGCAAGTTTCTTTTTAATCAGTCCCTTTGCTATTTTACTTTGTTTCTTTTGTCTTGGTTGCTTTTTCATAATTCTCTAATGATTTTATTAGATATCTAAAAACTTTTTCACAATTTGTGGGAGTAATTATAAATTCTGTTTGTTTATTTGTCTTTTTCATTTTATTCTGATTGGTTTTTTGTTAACAAGAGTATTCATAATTTGTTTCCATTTATAATAATGCTCTGCTGTTTTAAATCCTAATTTTTGCCTCACTTCTATTCTGTGTCTTAAGTTCTTATCCATTATGCTTAAGCATCTCTTACACAATTTTCCTCTATGAGTGTGAGTAATCTTTAATAAGGGCGTGTTAATCTGTCTTTCAATTTTCTTGAAACATTTTGGGTCTTTTAACTCCTCGGGTATTTCGTCTATGATTTGTTGTAATCTTTCTTCCTCGTTCATAATCCTATATTTCGTTTATTTTTCTTTGGCTTTTTGGCACAATGAATGCAGGAAGACCACCCCTCTCTACAACACATCGGTATCATAATCTCAACATCTGCTAATGTTCCGTCATCTTTTGTCTCTGGTTTAATGAATCCTATTGGTTGATTTTTGTCTATCATAATGTCTTATAGTCCTATGTTGGTTTTTTGACGAGGCAAACTCCGTGCTGTATCTCTTATTTGTTCTCGTCTTCTTATGATTGGAACAAGGGATGTAAAGGCGTATCTTATCCCAGCCATATGGTGATTAGCGCACTTTGGGTCTTCAACATTTAACACCCTGTCATCTTTATCTTTTAAAAATACATAATTTTGGTATTCTTTCCAGATATTATAACTCTTTTTTGTTACGAAAATGTTCTGCTCCTGAACTGACTGTATGCTATGTTTTATAGAATCACGACCTTTTTCAGAACCTACTACATTGATTCCGAATGTTTTAATCTCATCTATGCTCTTTGGCTCTGCGCTGTCTGCTATAGTTAAAACTCGTGGATATTGTAATAAAGTTTCGGCGATTTCTTTATTGCTCATTCCTCTTTGATAAAATCTTTCATCTAATACATAAGCATTATTCCAAACATAGATATCTCCACAAGCGGAAGGGTCATTAGTGTAGCCAAAATCAAGCCACCTCCTCTCTAATCTTGAATCTTCTGGTATATCATCAATCCATTTCCAACCTTTAAATATTCTTTCTTCAATTTCTCCAAGTTCTCCTAATCCATAAACTTTCCACCAACCTAATTTATGTCTATGTGATTCTATTTCTTTTCTCGTTGCTTCATCTAACACTTCATTGTCTAAATAAGTAAGTTTAATAAAATCAACATCATCTCTGCTTATCATTTCTGTATAGAACCAAAACTCACTAACAGGATTCCAGTCAAGCCATATTACTTCACGAGTTCTTATTATAAGTTGGTCAACTATGTTGTAGGCGAGGTTGTTTGCTTCATTTACAAATAACACATCTCTTCTTGGACCGTGCGCTTTGGAATAAGTATCAACTGATAAGAACTCAATCTTGCTACCTGTTTCAAATGTATATGTAGGTTTTCCTTCTCGCCTTACCCACCTTTCATCATTCCAATAACTGTGTCCTTTCATTATATTTTCAAAGTCCGTCATTGCTCCACCCGATAGGTGAGTATATGTTTCTGATACTACGCTTACTAATTTATCTTTGTGGCTTTGCGCGTAATCTATCAGCCAAATAAGAATTGAAATAGTTTTTGAGGCGGCAGTTCCGCCTGAAACTGCTCTAATTCGTTTCTTCAGTTGGCAAATCTTGGATGTTGCTGTCGTGTTCTTGTAAAGTGTCATTTTCTTTTGATAAACCGCTTAAAATAGGCTTCGGTAATGTCAGTTCTACCTTACTGTCTGTTGTAGTGTGTGGGTTTCCTTCTGCCATCCTGTATCTTAATTCTGGCGGGATTGTTTTTAAGAACTCTTCCTTTTCCTCTGGGGACATAGTTTGAAATCTTTGTCTGTCATAATCTTTTAAACCGCCGCCACTTCCTTTGGGGCGTCCTTTCGGATTACCCGAAACACCTTTCTGAAAAAGATGTGATTTGTTCTGTTTGTTTTCTGTTTTATCAGTATCTTCTTCCATAATGGCATATTACTTGAATAATCTGCTAAAAAAACTTGGTTTTGGTTTAATTTCTGTATCTAATTTTTCAAGTATTTCACTATTAAGTTGAATTTGTCTTATTCGGGCGTCTTTTAATTCTTTTACCTCACCAGCTAATTGCAAGAATAATTTAGTTTGCTGTTCTAAATTGTAAATCTTTGTATCTTGCGTGGCTTTTTCGCTTATATATCTTAATTCTAATCTTTGAAGCCAATCTTGTGTTTGTTCTAATGTCATAATTTATTTATTAACTTATAACTACCCCTTGCATCCCTCGGGTAAAGATTCACATTCTTGGGGAATATCGGGAATAGGAATTGTTTTTTGTATTTCTTGTATAGGAGTTGGTTTTGAACTCAACGACAAAAATAAACCAAGTCCCAAGAGCAGAATAAATATAAGCGATGCAAGTAGAATTTTATTTTTCATTGTGCGTATTATATCATATTCTTTCTTTTAATACAAGCCGACCTAATGCTACTATAATTGTTATTATATCACTTTTTGTAATTTTCATACTTTCATTTTATCTGATAATTGTTTGGTTTCTTCCATTGGTTTGTTAAGAAATTTGGGATTTTTTTCTGATAAATAAGCAATATGTTTAGCTTCTTCTAAAATATCTCGCATTTTTCTATCCACATTTCTACCTCTTATTTCATTCCAATCATCATCATCTAACTTGTGTGTTGGATTCCAACCCATAATTTCATTGTATGCTGGTTCAATTCCTTGTATATTCTTTCCTATTAAAGCAACCCCATTGTTAAACACAGTTCTCGCTTCGGGATTATTGAATAAGTAATATGCCTTGTGCACTTCTTCATCTTCTATTATAAAATATTGGTCATCACGAAAACCTGTGCGGATTTTTATCATATTTTTGGATATTTATTAGTGGTTGATAATTTTTCCGACTGATACTTTCTAATCGCACTTTCTAAACTAACCCACTTATCTCTTAATTGGATTGGTGTGGTTATCATCACGGGAAAGTAAGGAATTCCATTTGTTTTGGATAAAGTTTTTTCAACTACACCCCGAACCCTATCAAATCCATAAGTTTCAATTAAATCGGCGCAAGCTTTTCTTTGTGGAGGATAACCATAGAATTTCTTGGAAGCTGGATTTAATTTTTCAAATTCCTTTATAAGAAGTGGTATTTCCGAGCTTGTCTCGGTATTCTTCTTCTCTTCTTCTTTATAGTTCTTCTTAGTGTCCTTATTACCCGCACTTCGTGTCCTTATTGCTCGCACTTCGGGGAATAATACACCCACTTCAACCCTGTCCTTTTTACTCGCACTTTCATATTCCTGTATATTTAACCTCCACAAATCCATTATTTTGAATTGTCTCACACTCCCGCCTCTTACTTTAACTGGTGTTATTTCCATTATCCATTTTCTATCAAGGAGTTTAATGATATTTTTTGACACGGTCTTTCTATCTGCCCCCATTTTCTCTGATAAAAAGTTCAATGAAGCAAAACAAGAGCCGTGTTCTCCCGCTATTCTTTTCATAACTAAATAAAGCGACTG